GCTTTCCTTGAGGTGAATGATGTGAAGTTCAGGGTTAGCTTTGGACATGACCCACAGTCTAATGGCTTTGTGGTCAAGCGTATCTTAGATAGTGAACACAGTGACCCTGTACTACAAGCATTTGGTGACTGGACGTTACCTGCAAGACAACCTGATGCGTCTTTACATCAGTGGTTGATGGATAACATAGGGCATGTAGATAACCCCACTCTAAGGGTAAACGCTTTACCTCACAGGTTATCTTTGTTTGCACCTATGCGTTCCAAGAGAAGGCATGGGTACATCAGTATCTATCAGAACAGTGATAAGTATCTAGCTGATCTTCATACACCTATGAAGCCTGGGAAAGCTATGTCTACTATAGTTCCAGAGCTAGACAACAAGGCTGTTGATATGCTAGTCACTAAGTTTCTAGATGCCTTTGCACACAGAGAGTACACAGTCAAAACATCTAGTAAACCTGATGACTTTCGTAAGGTGTATACAGGTAAGATGGTGGGTACACAGAATGTAAATACTACAGGTACTTACAAGTCACTAGCGTCTAGTTGTATGCGGTATACCTTTGATGATGGTGATGGCCCGATGAACCTACCTATACATCCTACTGAGGTGTATGGTTCTGGTGATTTCGATATCATATGGGTTGAAGATGCTAGGGGTTTCATAGGTGGTCGTGTGGTTGTCTACATGAAGCATGAGTCAGGTAAGCCACAACCATCTTATATCTATGGGGCTTGTCAACAAGCATTGGACATGCTAAAAGATCATCTGGATAGTATAGATGCCTGTGACATTTATGACTCTGATTGGGATGGTGCTAAACTATCGGCTATCAAAGACTACGACACTCAAGCTTACATCGGCCCATATCTAGACCTAGAACCTAGAGCCTTGGATGTTCATCTAGTACCTGATGGTACTAAAGACAGTGAGGGTAATCCTAACACTAAAGAATACCTAGTGATAGGTTGTGGTGGTGAGCTTGATGGCAATGGTTACTGTGGTGTATACAGTGACGAGACTAATCGTTGTTATAACTGTGAAGAGAGTGTGCATGAAGATGATACACGTTACTCTGAATACACAGGTGAAACATATTGTGATTGTTGTTTTCAAGATGATCACTTCTACTGTGATTGGTCTGACGAGTACTACCATAATGATCAACACATATGCGTATGGTATACTACTAGTGATGGTACTAAAAGATACCACGATGTTGCAGAATGTTGCGATGGGTATACGTTCTGTGAACGTGAGGGTGAGTACTGGGATTCTGACGAGGTAATACATGTAGAGTCTGAGGATTTATTTATATCTCCACCAATGTTTGAGGAGAATTACTTCGTGTCTGATTGGGATGGAGAAGTGTATCATAATGAGCAGATGGTTAGTACTATTGAAGATGAGACTGTATCTCAGATTGAGATAGATGATCACAATAATTCTTCAGATGAATATAAATATAAAAGAAATGACTTCGGTATATACATGAAGTCTTATGAAAAGGAAAACAATAATGAGAAATAATCTAATAGACATGTTGCAGTACATGCGACCTGAAGGTGCTAAGACACAGAAAGAATTTTGTCTTGAGTATCTCGAACCTGTGTTTGGTAAGCCTGACGAGTATGGTAATTACATACATCAAGTAGGTGTTAAGCCACGTCTATGCTTCACAGCACACCACGACACAGTACACAAGGCTGAGGGTATGCAGAAGGTTGTTGTCACTAACAATGTTATATCTGTAGCTGACCCTAAAGTATCAAGCTGTCTAGGTGCTGATTGTACTACAGGCATATGGCTTATACTCAAGATGATTGATGCAGGTGTAGAGGGTACATATGTAGTACATGCAGCTGAAGAGATTGGTTGTCAGGGTAGTAAGGCATTGGTCTATGACAACCCAGCTTGGCTTGACTATACTGATGCTGTTATATCTTTTGACAGGTATGGCACTAGGTCTGTGATCACACACCAGATGGGTATGCGTACTGCATCTGACAAGTTTGCAAAGTCTTTTGCCACTGCACTCAGTCTACCACAGTTAGTATCTGATGATGGTGGTTCTTATACAGACAGCAATGAGTATGCTGACATAGTACCTGAGTGTACTAACATCAGTGTAGGTTACTACAATCAACACACAGTCAAAGAGACACAAGACATGTCTTATGCAGAGCTATTACTTAGTAGTCTAATACAAGCTGACTGGACAAAGATTGTCATTGATCGTGACCCTGCTGTACAAGAGTGTATCTATACTAAGTATTCTCTTAATGATGACTACTATTACTCTAGTAACCCTGATGCTACAGAAGAGCTTGTTAATCTAGTCTTAGATTATCCTGATAGGATTGCTGACATGCTTGCTACCTATGGTTACACCTCAGAAGAGGTCATGAAAGAGTGTAACATCTCCCCTGACTACTTCATCAATGACTATGTAGGTAGTCGTTACATGTGACACGTTGTCACAGTGGGTTGATTAATTCTAAATAATATGTATTTTATAGTACTTAAAGTATACTTAAAGTAACCTTAAGTTTCTATTAATACTTATAAATAATAATACTTTAAGTAACTTTAAGTAAGGAAAGATATGAAGTATACGATAAAGACTACTCGTAAAAGTGGCGGTACGTCTTGGGTCTTTAGGCCACCACAAGATGCTGTATCAGCAGGTATAGTTAAGTCTCAAACATTTAGAGATGGACGTACTGCAAGAGTAGAGATACCTAAACTGCTAGATAAGATAGATGCCTTTCGTAGAGGTGAGTTAGTAGCAGGTGATATAGGTAGACTATCAAACCTTAATCAGATAGTGACCTACTACTTAAAGACAAAGCACTTTAATTCTTTGTCGTCCAATACCCAAGATAACTATACTCACAACCTTAAGTGTATCTGTCGTACAGAAATATATGGTAAAGAGTTTGGTAGTTTTAGAATTGACAGGGTTACAACTCCAGTATGTACTGAAGCCTATGATGCTTGGGAAGAAGATGTAAGCACCAACACAGCTAATGAATACAGTAGGTCTCTATCTATGATCATGAACTACTGTCGTTCACTAGACATTGTTAACAACAACCCTGTTACCCATGTTAATAAGAGAACTCATGAGACACGTTCAACCATATGGAATAATGAACAGGTTGAAAAGTTCTGTGATACAGCCTTCTCAGATTTTAAGTTTAGGAACATAGGTTTGTGTGTACTTATGGCCTATGAGTGGGCACAAAGACCTATTGATATCTATACTCTTAAATGGGACAACATACATTTTGATATCAACATGGTAAAGATACGTCAGAGTAAACGTGGTGCTACAGTTGAGCTACCATTAGAAGAACCTTTGACTTCTATGTTACTACAACAGAAAGGTGACTGGGACTTCCAAGAATATGTAGTACCCTTTCAGAGGCCTTCAGATGGGGCATACAGGTCGTTTGACCATGCCTCTGCAGGTGTACTAGTCAGGGAGATCAAGGAGCTATCAGGGCTACCTTCTGATCTACGTGTGGGGGATCTTAGAAAGACAGCCATCAACCAAATGATTGACAGTGAGATAGACCACCTTGCAATCATGTCTGTTACAGGGCATAAGAATGTGGCAAGTCTTAACCCATATGTTAAACACAATTTAAAAGCGGCGAAGTCCGCACTAAGTAGGAGAAGTAAAAGTTGAGTGTAAGAAAACATATTACTATGGAAGAAAGAGAATACTTAAACCTACCTCTAAAGTATGGGGAGATTAGGGAAGATGGTGCTAAGTTTATATCTTATTATTACAATATAAATACTAATACTAATTATAAATCAAGACCATTAGAACAATGGATTTTTAAAGAGAACATAGAAAAACAAAAACAAACTAAAGCTGAACATAAAAGAAAAACTGCAACAGCTAATAGAAATTTTATTAGGAGATTAAAAAGGCTTTATGGTTGTTCTATATGTGGTTACAAGAAATCTTTAGATGCTCTTTGCTTTCATCATATACGTGATAAGAAATATATAGTAAGTAGGATGTTACAGAACTCAAGGAAAACTTTAAAAGAAGAAATAAGAAAATGTATATTAGTGTGTCATAATTGTCATAGTGAAATACATGAACAACAAAGAACCAATCAAGAGGAGACAAACAAAGAATGATTAGTATAGAGTTGTTACATAAATTATTATCTTATAACCCTGACACAGGGCACATGAAGTGGAAGCCTATGACACCAGATGTTGCGGAAGAGTTGAGTAAGAGTAAATCTGGTATGAATATATTTAATGCTAAGTTTGCTAACAAAGAACTATCCAATACAAAATATAAGGGTTATCTTAAGGTGTCTATAAGATACCAAGGTGAAAAGAAAACATGCTTTCAACACAGGGTAGCTTGGGCTTTGCATAATAATGAATGGCCTGATGATGACATGGATCACATCAATGGCATACGAACTGATAACAGGATAAAAAATCTTAGGGTTGTTACTCTTACAGAGAACCAAAGAAACCAAGCCATTAGTAGTAGAAATACTTCTGGTCATATGGGTGTTTGTTGGCAGAAAAGAACTAAAAGTTGGAGAGTTAGGATAAGTGAAAATAATAAATCAATAAACCTTGGTCACTACAAAGATAAGGACGAAGCAATAAGGGTACGTAAACTTGCGGAGATTAAGTATGGATACCACCCTAACCACGGAAGAATTAATCAAAAGGAGAATGAATAATGGACGTACAAGATAGATTAAAATTAGCTCACCTCTCAGTATGTAAAGCTGAGAATGAAAGGATGCGTGAAGTATTCAACATGAGAACCTATAAAGAAGGTGATCAATGGACTGCTCAAAGAAACAGGCAAGTAACAGGAGCAGAGGGTGGTAGACAGAAAAACCTTAAGAGACTTTGGGTTAAAGAAAGGACATTGTAATGCAAGTAATAAAATCAATTTACATTGATCACATGGGTAGTGATTTATCCATAGTCAATGCGGCAAGAGTTAGTTATGGGAAGAAACACGATACATTTCATCTTCCAAAAGATATGAAGTTGATTAAGTTCCTAGCTAAACATAAGCACATGTCACCATTCGGTCATGCCTTTGCTACCTTCCATGTATCAGCACCAGTGTTTGTTGCACGTCAGCTAGTAAAGCATAAGTTCCTACGTTGGAATGAGGTCAGTCGTAGGTATGTATCAACAAAACCTGAGTACTTTGAGCCTACAACATGGAGAGCTAAAGTAGATGATAAGAAGCAGGGTAGTAGTGAAAGTATTATCATAGGTGATATACACATCAGTACAACATTAGAATATGTTACATCTTTATATAAACATATGATTGACTCTGGAGTATGTGAAGAGCAAGCACGTATGGTACTACCTCAGAGTACGATGACTGAGTGGTACTGGAGTGGCAGTCTTGATGCCTTTGCTGACATGTGTAACCTTAGATGTAGTAAAGACACACAGTTTGAGACACGCATGGTAGCTAAACAGATTGATACTAAGATGTCTGAATTATTTCCAGTGTCTTGGGAGGCATTGAGAAATGTTCACAGTTGAATTTGAGAAAGATTATTCTGTCGTCACTAGCATGGATGAACAGAATAACTTTGATGATATCGAAATGTATCTTGAGAACAACGGCGTTGTTTTCTTGAGACAGTACGTAGAAGAAATAGACACACATCAGGTAATAGAAATATCCTATAAACAATTACTTGACTTGTGGTCTTCCATGAGGCAGACTGAAGGCCTATTTAAACTAGAACTAATCGGAAAGGAAAAACGATGAGTAAATCACAACATGAATTAATTATGACACACCTTAGAACAACTAAGGGTATTACAGTACGTGAGGCTATGATAGATTATAGCATCAGTTGCTTAACCAAACGTATACAAGAGCTACGTAACTTGGGTCACGACATACTCAGTGTCAAGAAGAAGCACCCTGTTACAGGTCAACGTTATGTACGTTACGTATTGCAAGGGGAAGACGCATGACACTGTACCTCTGGCCACCTGTCATCATGTATCTACTAGGTATGATGCTAGTCATAGGTATGTTTGAATCAATGGATGACAATAATAAAGGTACACTTAAGCTAGCTATTGTCTGGCCTTTTGTTTCAATTATGTTTATGTATGAAATGATAAGGGATATAATTTATGGCGACAGGAGATAACCCACACTTAGCTTGTCCGTATACTGAATGCGGTTCAAGTGATGCGTTTAATTGGAATGATGATGGCTATGGTCAATGTCATTCTTGTAGTAGATCATATCCATCTAAGGATATGTCACAAACATATGATTGGGTCAAGCAGGAGTACCCTCTCAAGGAAAGGAGAAAGCCTATGGAAATACCCGTAACGGGTGGAACTTACAATGGTATCAGGTCTATTGACCCTGATGTCTGTGAGCTTTTTGGAATACAATTACAGACTGGTGATAAAGGTGAGGCAGTCAGGTATGCGTACAAGTACCCACACACAGTCAAGTACAGGCTAGTGTCAGATAAGTCTAAGACGTGGACTAAAGATAGAGGTATGGGTATGAATCATTTGTTTGGCCCAGAGTTTAACTCAGGTTCAAGCAAACGTATATACCTTACTGAAGGTGAGTTTGATGCGGCAAGTCTATACCAAATACTAGGTAAGACATTCCCAGTAAAGTCATTGCCTAGTGCATCTATTGGTGAGAAGTTTATTAAGCACAATCACATCTACCTATCTTCATTCAAAGAGATCATCTATGCAGGTGAGCTTGATGATGCAGGACGTAGAGCTGCAGATAAACTGTACGCTGCATTCCCTGATAAGTTTTGGTATGTACCAATGTCTAAGCACAAGGATGCCAATGACTTCTTACAGTCAGGTGATGCTGATGATCTAATGTGGGCGGCACGTAAACCTCAACGTTACTCACCAGAGAACTTCTTCTGTTCCGATCAAGATGTAGAAGATGCTATCCTCAATGAGAACCCATACGAGTATGTACCTACAGGTCATACAGGTCTTGATGATAAGATTAGAGGTATGGTCAAGGGTGGCATTACATTCATCAAAGCACCAAGAGGTACTGGTAAGACAGAGGTGATACGTTACTTCGAGACAGGCCTACTGCGTGACGAAGAGAGCCGTGTTGCTTTACTGCACATGGAAGAGATGAAGTCTACTACCTACAGGTCAATGGCTACATATCAACTAGGTGTCAACGTCAGGACTAAAGATGATGCTAAAGAAAACAATGTGTCTGAGCAAGAAGTTATCACTGCCGCTAAAGAGATGACTAAAGGTGAACGTACTATTATCTTTGAGATGATGTCGCATGATGATCCACTCAAGCTACTTGATTACATACGCCTTGCGGCTACTGTATATGGTGCAGGGTTTATCTTCATTGACCATGTTCAACGTCTTGCTTATCTATCTAGCTCAGGTGTTGATGGTGCTACAAGTGTACTTACTACACTAGGTTCACGAGCCGCACAGTTAGCCAAGGAGTTAAACATTGGTGTGATCTTTATATCACAGGTGAATGATGATGGACGTACAAAGTATGCGGCTTCACTAGAAGAAGAAGCAATCATTTGTATTAAGATTGAACGTGATGTCGAGACTGAAGATGAGGTGCTACAAAATACCACAAACTTTATTGTTGACAAGAACAGACCATTCGCTAAGTTAGGACATGCAGGTTCAGTGTACTACGATCCAGACACTACGATCTTATCTGAAGATGCACCATACAATAGGAGTGAGATTGCGGCATGATAGTATTCGATGTAGAAGCTGATAACCTTTTGGAAGATGCTACTAAAATACATTGTCTATCTTATACTGCTGATGGTTCTAGCCCTACAACTCTATTCAAGTATGATGATATGCGTAAGCTATTGTTATCTCAACAAGGATTGATTGGTCATAATATAATTGGCTATGATATACCCTTACTAGAGAAGTTACTTGGTATAAAGATAAAGGCTAGACTGTTTGATACCTTACCTATGTCTTGGGTTCTCAACTACAACAGACCTAAGCATGGTCTTGATAGCTTCGGTGAGGACTTCGGTATACCTAAACCTGTGATAGATGATTGGCACAATCTTACTCAAGAAGAGTATGCCCATCGTTGTTCAGAGGATGTACGTATTAACTGGGCATTGTGGTGTAACTTACTTAAACGTTTTAAGTTTATCTATAACGACAATATGTTACTAGATAAATTCTTTAGATACTTAGAGTTCAAGATGCGTTGTGCTTCATCAGCTGAGAGAGTTGGTTGGAGATTAGATAAAGCTTTAGCTGAGTCTAGTATTGCAACATTGGTTGATCAACAAGTGTCCAGAGTAGAAGAACTTAAGACTGTTATGCCTAGACGTAAGGTCATGGCAATCAAACGTAAACCTAAAGTTTGTTTCAAGAAAGATGGTACACCTTCTTCTCATGGACAAAAATGGTTTGACCTGTTGTCAGAACATAACCTACCTAACCATCATGACGATCCTATATCTGTCGTCAAAGGTTGGGAAGAACCTAACCCTAACTCTTCTGAACAGGTTAAGGATTGGTTGTACTCACTAGGTTGGAATCCTTGTACACATAAGTATGTTAAAGAAGATGATGGTAGTGAGAGAACTATACCTCAAGTACGTAAGGATGGTGAGCTTACTGACTCGGTAAAGCTACTGACAAAGACTAACAACTCTGTCTCTGTCCTTGATGGTCTCACTGTTATACAACACAGACTATCTATCTTCCAAGCATTCGTTGAGTGTGAACGTAATGGGTATGTTAAGGCAGGTATTGCAGGTCTTACTAACACGTTACGCTTCAAGCATAGGAAGCCATTAGTAAATCTCCCAGGTGTTGATAAGCCTTGGGGTAAAGAGATACGTGGTTGCTTGATAGCTGATGATGGTTATGTCTTGTGTGGTGCTGATATGACATCCCTAGAGGATACGACTAAGCGTCATTATATGAAACCTTACGACCCAGATTATGTTGAAGAGATGTCTAAGGAAGGCTTCGACCCTCACCTTGACCTAGCTAAACATGCTGGAGCTGTTACTCAAAAACAAATAGATGATCACAACTCAGGTAAGACTTCACTAAAGTCTTTACGTAAGAACTACAAGGTGGTGAACTACTCTGCTACCTATGGAGTTGGCGCACCTAAGTTATCACGTACCACAGGTATGCCAGTCTATGAAGCAGCTGCTTTGTTATCTGCATATTGGGATCGTAACTGGTCAGTAAAAGCTTTCTCTGAGTCTCAGTCAGTTCGTACAATCAATGGTGAGATGTGGGTACAGAACCCTGTCAGTCAGTTCTGGCACAGTCTAAGGTATGAGAAAGATGTTTTCTCTACACTCAATCAATCAACAGGTGCTTACTGCTTTGACAAGTGGGTAGCATACTACATGACGAAACGTCCCAATATACTTGGGCAGTTTCACGACGAGTCAATTAACCAAGTTAAGGTAGGTGATGAGAGTGATCATACTGCAACACTTAACTGGGCTATTGAAAAAGTTAACCAAGAACTCAAATTAAATGTTGACCTTGGTATTGACGTACAGTACGGTAACACGTATAGTGAAATACATTAACAATAATGGAGGCCAATATGGCAACAAGAAAAGTAAAATTAACAGGCATCGGTGAGTGGGCAAAGGTCTTCACTCAGAACCGTGATATGCAAGGATACCAAGGTGCTTATGAAGCATGTGGTGGTGCATGTACTATTGATGTTATCTTAGATGAAGATAATATGATGGCACTAAAAGCATCTCGGTCTATTAAGAAAGGCTCACCTGATCTACAAGGTAGAGGACACAAGGTAAAGTTTGTACGCAAGTTTGATACAGGACGTGACTGGGATAGTGGCGCACCTGTAGTTGTTAAAGCAGATGATACAGCTTGGGACTATGAGTTAGATGGAACTATTGGTAATGGTTCTACAGTAGAAGTATTACTATCAGTATATGACACTAAGATGTCAGGTATTGTAGGAACACGTTTAGATAAGGTTAAAGTATTGGAGCATGTTGAATATGTTCCAGACTCAGTTGATTCTCCTCCATCTGATACCCAATCTGAACCTGTAGCTGGGAACGAGGTACTGTTCTAAGCACAACTTGTGGGGTAGGTGTTTCCTTTCCTTTCTTCCTACCCCACTTTTTAACTGAGGAGTTAATATGAAAACAATAGATACATTAATAAAAGATCTTGAAGATGTTCTCTTAGGAGTTGGTGGTTGGAATGAAGCTATCAGTTCTGAGATGGGTAAGGCTGTGTCTGATACAGCTCTTGCAAGATTTAGTAAACCCCAAGCACCAAGAGGATATTTATCCTTATCTGGTGTTGGTACAGACTGCGACAGAAAGTTGTGGTACAAAGTAAACAAAGCACAAGAAGGTATCAAACTCAAGGCTGAGAAGTACTTGATGTTCTTCTATGGTGATATGATAGAAGAGCTAATACTAGCTATGGTGAAAGCCTCTGGTCATTCTTGTGTAGGTATGCAAGATAGACTATCTGTGCATGGTATTAAGGGACATCGTGATGCTGTTATAGATGGTATGACTGTGGATGTTAAGACAGCTAGCCCCTTCTCATTCAAGAAATTCAAAGAAGGTAAGCTGAGAGAAGAAGATCCGTTTGGATATGTGTCTCAGTTGTCGTCTTATGTTTATGCAGGTAAAGAAGATCCACTTGTAACAAATAAAAAAGAAGGTGCATTCCTTGTAATCAATAAGGTTACAGGCGAGATGTGTCTCGATAGGTATGACTTCAGTAAAGAACTGAAGACTAAGAAGAAGGATATGCTACATGCTAAATCATTGGTTGCAGGTAAAATACCTGATGAACGTATATCACCAGTACCTGCCAGCAAAACTAGTCCTAATACTAAGTTAGCTAGGGCATGTACATTCTGTGACTTCAAGAACCTTTGCTGGCCTAATGCACGTAAGTTCCAATACTCTTATGGTGTTGAGTACCTAGTACATGTTGAGAAAGAACCTAATGTAGAGGAGATCTTTGATGTCGAGGGCGGGTAAAGCCAAAGGTAGAACTGGTCAACAAGAAGTCAGGGATAAGTTACTTGAAACATTCCCTGAGTTTGAACCAGATGACATCAAGTCAACCACTATGGGCGACTCAGGTGAGGACATACAGTTGTCACCTGCCGCACGTAAGGCTATGCCTATTACAATAGAAGTTAAGAGGCGTAAGTCTGGCTTCAAGACTGCGTATGGTTACATAGATCAAGCAAGTAATCATGCCAAAGGTGAGCCAGTAGTTTTTTACAGATCTGATAGACAACCATGGATAGTTATGATAAGTATAGATCATTACATGGAGCTATTGAGGAACTGGAAAAAATGAGTGTTAAAATTTGGGGTATAATATCTGGGCCAACATCTAGAGAAGATACCCCTGATAGTGAAGATTGGCCAATAGATGCTGAGTTTGTATTAGTATGTAAGGCAGAAGTAGATGGTGATGTGTTCGATGGTAACTTTTATTTTGAAGAACTCAATGACGCATACGAATGGTCATCTTATTTCTATGATAGTATAGAACCATTAATAATATCAGGATACACAAATGATTCTTGACTTGTCTATCAACTTAAATATAACTAGGAGCTTTCACTTTGCTCTATGAAATTAATTTAATAATTAAGGTTGACCCCACTGCAAACTTTCTAGAGGTTGACCCTAAGTATAATCTTGCCGTACTAGGTGAGGTGATCCGAGATCATCTGTATGATATAGATGACATAAATGTAACTGACTGTGAGGTAAAACAGCATGACTAAAATAACTATTGACGAACAAGAATTTGATACTAAAGATTTTACAGATGAACAAAATGAGATTGTGTCTATCTTAAACTTAGGTCAAAACTCTATCACACTCATCGACCACATGGGTCAATGTGTAAGGGCTATTCAGAATATGAAAACTAATGAGCTAAAAAATTCATTAGGCATTGAAGACAAAGCCGAAGATAAAGAATAAATATTAACTTAGTAAAAGGAAAAAATATGGCTATTGGCTTTAGAGAATACCAAAGAAAAGCTGTAAGCTTTGCTATTTACCCTGCAACCCACAAAGTCCTATACCCTACGTTGGGGCTTTGTGGTGAAGCTGGTGAGGTAGCTGAGAAAGTTAAGAAACAAGTACGTGATGGTACTTTTAACAGGCATGAAGTTGCTAAAGAACTAGGAGATGTTCTGTGGTATCTAAGTAATCTTGCAAATGATATAGGGTATAACCTAGATGAGATTGCAGATATAAATATTGAGAAGCTTACCAGTAGGCAAGATAGAAATAAAATAAAAGGATCAGGGGATAATAGATGAACAACACACTACCAACGGATTATCAATCCTTTATACATAAGTCACGTTATGCTCGTTGGCTTGATGATGAAGGGCGTAGGGAGACATGGAGTGAAACAGTAGATCGCTACATGAAGAACTTAGTACGTCCAGCTTTAGGTGATAAACCTAAACAGATAGCTGAGATTGAACAAGCTATACTAGGACTAGAGGTAATGCCTTCTATGAGAGCATTGATGACAGCTGGTCCAGCTTTAGCTCGTGACAATACAGCAGGTTATAATTGCTCGTACTTAGCAGTAGATGACATCAAAGCATTTGATGAAGCTATGTTTATACTACTGTGTGGTACAGGTGTAGGCTTCTCTGTTGAACGTCAGTCAGTACAGAAGTTACCTGAAGTACCTGAACTTATGTACGATAGTGAAACAACTATTGTAGTTAAGGATAGCAAAGAAGGTTGGGCTAAGTCACTACGTCAGATGGTTGCTTTATTATACAGTGGTGAGATACCTAAGTGGGATGTATCTAAGGTACGACCTGCAGGTGCAAAGCTAAAGACCTTCGGTGGTAGAGCATCAGGCCCGATGCCTTTGATTGATCTGTTTAACTTTGTAATCAAGACATTCAAAGATGCTAAAGGACGTAAGCTATCATCACTAGAATGTCACGACATCATGTGTAAGATTGGTGAAGTAGTTGTAGTTGGTGGTGTTCGTAGGTCAGCTATGATCTCTTTATCTAATCTATCTGATGATCGTATGAGACACGCTAAGTCAGGCTCATGGTGGGACAATGATCCACAACGAGCATTGGCTAACAACTCTGTGTCATACACCGAGAAGCCAGACAGTCTATCTTTCATGCGTGAGTGGATGGCATTAGTTGAGTCAGGATCAGGTGAACGTGGTATCTTCAACAGACAAGCATCTAAGAAACAAGCAGCTAAGAATGGCAGACGTGACCCTAACTTTGAGTTTGGGACTAACCCATGTAGTGAAATAATTTTACGGCCTAATCAATTCTGTAATCTAACAGAGGTAGTTGTAAGAGCTACTGATAGTTCAGAAGACTTAGAACGTAAGGTACGTATAGCTACTATCTTAGGTACAATACAATCATCATTTACTAAGTTCCCTTACCTACGTAAGTCATGGCAGAACAACACCGAAGAAGAAAGATTACTTGGTGTATCTATGACAGGTATTATGGACAACCCTTTAACTACAAGGGCTAACAAAGGACTGGAGAAAACTCTTGAACACCTCAAACAAATCGCCGTTGCTACTAATGCTAAGTGGGCTGAACGCCTTGATATCCCTGTCAGTACTGCTATCAGCTGTGTTAAACCAAGCGGTACTGTCAGCCAATTGGTTGACTCTAGCAGTGGCATTCACGCTCGTCACTCAGCCTATTATATTCGCACTGTACGTGGAGACAACAAAGACCCGTTGACACAGTTCATGATGGATCAAGGTATACCTAATGAGCCAGACGTAATGAAGCCTGACCAGACTACTGTATTTAGCTTCCCTATGAAAGCTCCAGATGGTGCAACAGTTACTGCTGACATGTCTGCTATAGAACAGCTAGAGATGTGGTTAGCTTATCAACGATCATGGTGTGAACATAAACCATCTGTTACTATCAACGTAAAGAATAACGAATGGTTTGAAGTAGGTGCATTTGTGTACAAACATTTTGATGAGATGTCAGGTGTATCATTCTTACCATTCAATGAACACACATATCAGCAAGCACCTTATCAAGACTGTTTAGCTACAGACTATCATATTCTTTTAGATAAGATGCCTGATAGTATTGATTGGGATAAGTTATCTGAGTATGAACAAGAAGATAATACAGCAGGTAGTCAGACACTAGCATGTAGTGGTGATAGCTGTGAGATTGTTGACTTAGTTTAATGTGGATAGTAATAACTAGAAACGAATGTAACTTCTGTGATGCCTCTTTACAATTACTAAGAGGTGTTGCAGGAAGTCAGGTAACAACATACAACGTACAGTCAGCAAGTAGTAAATGGTTGTTGACTTTAATGCGCAAATCAGGGTACACTACAGTACCACAAATATTTAAACCAGATGGCACTCACCTTGGGGGCTACACAGAACTAAAGGAATACCTAAATGAAACCAGTAAGAAAGAACTTTAGCCGAGCATTATACCAAGCTTACGATAAGAAAGCTAAAGATACTTTGGTCAAACTTTTGGAATCAAAAGGACATACTATAGTTAATACCGAAGAAAACTATTTTGTAGATGTCGTCTCTCAAAAAGATGGCTACACATATTTCAACGAAGCTGAAGTCAAAGTAGCTTGGAAAGAAGATTGGCCTACACATTGGTCTGAGATCCGTATACCAGAACGTAAGCAACGTTTACTGGATAAGTATGATGGTACAAATGGGGTGTTAAATTTCTATGTGTTCCGTGAAGATATGAAACAAGTATGGCGTATTAAAGATACCTTGCTAACTAAAGAAAGTTTAGCAGAGGCTAAGGGTAGGTACATACAGAAAGGTGAACTGTTCTTTCACATACCTTATACATCAGCAGAGTTGGTAAATACATAATGGCTAAATGGAAGGAGTTTAATGTAATGAAAGATCAACCTACTTACGATCCTGTCGAACGACCTGCACATTACAATCAGGGTAATATAGAATGCATTGATTACATCCGACAGGTGTTAGGTCTAGATGGATTCATTGCTTATTGTAAAGGTAATGTTACTAAGTATAATCATAGGGCATCCTATAAAGGAAACCCTCTCGAAGATACAAAGAAAGCACGATGGTATCTTGATAAAATGATTGAGGCACAATCAGAAAAATATAAATAAGGTGATACATGGTCAGACCAACTAAAGCAGAGCAGAATAATCTACCACCTCTAGAAGAGGAAGCTAAAGCCTACGCTAAAAAGAATAGGCCAAAAGAAAAACCCCTAACCTCTCGCCTATACCTGACAGGACAAGCCTTGTCGGGCATACTAGCAAGTGGTAGGGGTGCTGGTCGTACTGATGAAGTTAAACGTGAAGCTTATGGTTGGGCTGATCACATACTGGAAGATGATGATGATTAAGAGGGGGCTTTATAGCCCCTTTACTTTGAGATCTCTCTAAAGATACCTTCATCTTTATTTTCTAGTAGTATAAGTATGAACTCTAATTTTTCTTCTCCACCTACCTCACCTTTGATGTCTTCTATACCGCCATCATACTCAAGATAGTCTAGAACATACAGTAAATCTTTATTTCTTTTACCAGATAATCTTTTTATTTTATTTTCTAGTAAAAATATTTTATCACTTACATTAGTACTTGTAGCTATTGCAGAGACTGCTCTCTTTCTAACTCTTTCCTTTAACCTAGTTACTTCTTCAAGTCTTTTAGTTAAAGGTAACTTAAGGAATCCGTCTTCAATAAGTAGTGTAGATTCAAAGTTTAGTATCTCACTTACTAAACCATTCATTCTATTTTTATACTCAGAACTTCCACCCCAACTAACAGCTTGCCAAGGCTTCTCAGATATTGAACCAAGAACTCTTTCGGATGGAGTTGGACCTGATGTTGATCTTACACCACCTAAAGTTTTACCTATGTCTACAAAAGTATCATCTCTTGTAGCATTAGCTTTAGTTGGTATTGAACCTACAGGCGGTATTAGTTGATTGATATATCTAAAACTTTTATTGTAAAGTTTTTGTACAGAAGTACCAGAGTTAATATTTTTTTGTTCAAAGTCGTCGTTGTAAAACATAAGGGCTTGATTGAAAGGTTCAGCTGGTCTAATTGCACCAGCAGCAACCTTACCTATGCTATCAGATAGTATACCTAAAGAAGCTTTATATACTTGTTGTTTATCACCATCAGCTACTATACCCATGAAGTTTTTTAAAGTTTCGTATACAGCACCTGAGTCTCTAAATACATTACTAATCATAATCTTACCAGCTTCTTCTTGTAAAGCTGTTGGTATTCTGCCATCAAGTTCTAAGTGAGCAAGTGCATGTGATATTATTTGTACATAAGCTTCTGGAAATTCTGCAGTTACATCTGCAATAGAACCATCTGCTCGTTCTATTTGATTCCAAGTCAAACCATTACTAACTTTATCTTTAGATTTAGAGAAGTTTGATTCTCCATCAGGGCCAAGACCATATACTAGACCAGCACCAACCGTTGCTTTAGCCATAAGTTCTGTGCCTTTATCATCTAAAGCACGTCCAACAGTAGCTTTTATTCCTTGTACTGACAGACCTCTGCTATCTTCAAAACTACCAAGGGCTATATGTCTAAGAGCATTTAATGGTAGGTGATCACCTAACGTAGCTGTAGCAGTATTAAAAAATCTACCAAAAGGAAGTAGTAAACCAGTACCAGCCATGTTAGAATATTTTTCTACATTATCTGCTACCATACCCATATAAGTTTTATTAGGATTACCAGCCCAAGATGTTGAATAAGTTTCTCTCTTAGCTACAGCTAAAGAAGGCTCAAGTACATTAGATAGATAGTCTTCACTAAACATTTTAGCATAAGCATCAGGCTGATTCATAAATTTATTGTAACCAAAACCATAATGTTTTTGTATGTTCTTATCTATCTCACCCATAAAAGAAATACTTTTAGTAATTTCATCTTGTAGTTGAACACCCATAAATTTTTGTAGTTTACTAATACTAGCTTCAGTTAACTTATTAACTTTTGCATTTGGATCTAACCCTAAGTTTTCTAATATTTTTAAATGGTCTATACCACCTGCTCGTTCAGCATATAATCTTTGCCCAACCTCTGGAAATAATTTTATATAAGCTTCAGCAGATTCTATAGTTGATTCTGGTGTTAAAAGATTTAAACCTTTGCGTGTAGCACCAAGTAAAGAACCTCTTGATTTTCTACCTTCAAATTTTACAGCATGTAAAAATCCCATAACCGCATCGGAAGCTATACCCATGTTATGAGTGTAAGCCCAACCCTTTACGTTTAAACCTATTGTAGATGGGTGAGAAGTTACCATACGTTTCCATATAGACTGGAGATATTTTACACGTTGTGCCCCAGGTTTAATTTCAGCTGCACCACCTTGAGCTGCAGATAAAAGATCTGCGACTGTTATATCTCCAGGTTCTTTTTTAAGTAACTTAGACATCTGGCTTCTGTAACCTAGAGTTTGACCAGCAGATCTACCACGATTTAAGAACCATGCAGATAAGTCTTTAGCATTAGTTATCTTAGATATTGAGTCTGGTAGTTCTCCAAACTGATCTGTAAATGCATTCTTTAAACTAGCCACTGTACTATCATCAAGATAAATCATAGCATCTGTTATAAATTTAGATACATTATCATCGGCTTCACGAGGTGCATACCTAAACCCTGCTTCAGATAAAGCTTCAATAAA